TTGCCAGAATCAATATACACAGATCAGCAGTACGGAGTTCCTGCAGCACCATATGGCTTTGCAGATGAGACCGCCTACTACATTTCTTCAGATAATCAGCTTTATGCTAGAAACACTGGATCTCCAATGGTATACGGTGCATCTAGTTCTACCAAGGTTTATAGCAACAGCGGACCATCTATAATCTTCCCTGGTTTTGGTGCAATGAATGAGTCTGGCAAGTATAGAGAGCATACCGTAGAATTTTGGCTTAGGGTAGATACTTACACAAGCGAACCAAGAAGAATTATGGGGCCAATAGGCAAGGTTCTGTCAAATGGCGTATACATAGACTCAACAGATGGACTATATGTCAGCGGCCAATTCCTGATGCTTAAGATAGGGGATGTTATAGGATCGCACTTTGTAGGAGAGTGGGGTAGGCCAATGTTATTAGATACAAGAATCAGCTCAAAGTCGGCCAGCCTAATAGTTAATGGAGAGGTGGTTATCTCTTTATCTTTAGACGAGAACTCCTTATCTTTTCCAGAAAAGTTTATCTATGACACAGTCACATCTACCAACAAGGATCAGGATTGGCTCGGTATATATTCATATGAAGATCTTTCTGTAATGGAGATTGATTGCATAGGCATCTATCCATACAGGGTACCAGAAGTAGTTGCTAAGAGAAGGTTTGTATATGGTCAAGGGGTCGAGTTTCCAGAAAACTTAAATACCGCATATAATGGGGCATCAGTTTTCATGGACTACTCATTCTCTGACTATACAAACAACTACAACTATCCAGATATTGGTAGATGGTCTCAGGGAGCTACAGATAATCTATTTGTAAACAACACATCAATTTCAACACCTAACTATTTGCCACCATCGGCGGTATTCTCTTCACCATCTAGAACTTATAATAACTGGCTATCTGAGAACAAGGTGGATAATAATTCTTCTGGAGAGGCTAGAGATTATATAACTCTAAGGCCAACAGACTGGTCCTCTGAAAACGGATACCTATTCTTTAATAAGCTAAATGCTATTGGAGAGGATGTTGCTGCTATCTATGCTGTTGTTAAGCCAACCGAGAACTCAGCCCTAGAGCAAATACTAGTTAACATAGAGAATGAAACAACAGGAAACTATTTTGCAATTACCCTACAAGATAACCTCATTAGCTATAAGTTTAAATATGGCAACTCAGAAGCTAGTACTCTGTACTCATTAGAAACAATTGTTCCAAACGTGGCGTTTTCTGTAGGTCTTAATATAGAAAAGCTTGCCAATACTTATAACGGTAGCCTAAAAACATTTTTTGGAAATAAGGATCAGCTAAAGGTTTACGTTGGTGGAAGCAAAAATTTTGAAAAAACATTCTCTGGAAGAATATATAATGTTGGATTCTGCACAAGCCGAAATGCACAAAAGGTCGAATCATTCTTCAGTAATAACGGAGCGGCATCATCGGCGTCCGACCTCTCAGATGTCTTCTATCTTTACTTTGACGCAGAAGGCCTAGACGGACAAATACCATTTGATGTGATAGGTGGATTTATAGATCCGATATCTGGAACGTGGGTATCTTTCGAGGCAGTGATGGATGGTGGCTTTGCGGACTCATTTGTTTTTGGAAGGTTCCAGGACCACATAGCAAGCTACACAATGGTTCCTAGACACATAGTAGACACCTTTACTTTAGATGTTGCTGTAGATTCATACTGGGAAGACTATGTTCCTCTTTCTTATTTGGCTAGTTACGTATCAGATGGGTCTGGGGATACGGTATTAGACCTAGATTTTATTCAGTTTAATTGTTCAGTCCCAAGGCCGCTCACATCTCCAGATGGATCCATAGACACTAGTGGCTCCATAGTTAGGACATATGTAACCTTCCAGTATCTGGCTAATGGATCAAACAGTCTGGATCAATATTTTACAACAAGGGCACAGCCTGCTCAAAACCACGTAGTTCAGCCAGGATCCGAGTGGCTACAGACAAAGTACGAGGTAGTTTCTGGAGATATCATAAAACTTCCATCTAGTGCAGACTTTAAGAACTTGTCTATTGGAATTCACGTAGAGATACAAAATCCAGGTACCCAGACTACTCCAGTAAAGGTGAAAAGCCTTCAGTTAGCCTCACAGTCTCTCAACTTTAAGTCCCCAAATCCAGTCGGAACTAGATTCGGATATGACATATACCCATACTCTAGAAGTGCAATATACTATAACTATAAGTCTATAGGTGCATATTCTACCTACAAGGGTAGCACCCCATACCTTTATACATCAAAATATAGCGGTATAAAAGTCTGCGGAGACCCTGGTAAGACAGGCATATCAATACCCATAAACAGATCGCTTGTCACTGAGTATGCAATTGGTGCTATCCAGTTTGCCATGCAGTACCAAGAGGGACTTTTTCCAGAAACTGCTACAGAGATTTTCGAGGTAGAGTCTTCGAACCTATACGCAAAGTTTTATTTAGTAGCCACTAATGCATCAAGAACACGTGGTCAGATATACGGTATTAATCAAGAGACTAAGCTTCCAGTATCTGGTATAGCATATTACCTAAATGGAATTATCGTCAAGGACCTATTCCTAGAGATGGATTCCTGGTCTATTATCGGTATTCAGTTTTCAGATTCCTTACTGTTTGAGGGAGAGCTTGGTGCAATCAGGCTAACTGGCCCAGCACTATTTAACAACATATCTTACTATCAGCTACCATCCACTCAAACATCCCTGAGCGTTATCTTTAGAAAGTGGAATCAGCTATCAGATTTGGCAAACTTTTGGGAAGATCTAACTACACCCACACAATTGCTATGGCAGGATATTCTATATATTTCTGTTGAAGGAGCCTATATAGTAGATCCCTCTACAATATTTAGAGAGTATTCTGGAACAAATAGGATATTAGTAACATCAGATAAGACTCTTCAGTTTAATTCTTACAAATATTCTGTATATAAAGACGTAAAATGGGATTCTTCAGTCGTAACACCAGTTTAGTATGGTATACTAGTGGTTATGAAAGACAAATTTGAAGAAGCCCTTGGTAAGGCCAAGGTAACACTAGTTGAAAAAACTGGTTATGCGTGGGGAACTTATGTTTGGAAAAAGTCAAATGGTAAGTGGTTCACAGATGGACAGGGAAACGTTCTAAACGTTCCTGCCAATAAAGACGATGAGAATCAAATACAGAAGCTAAGGGATGCAGCAGCTCACTACGGCGAGGCAGATGGCCAACCAATATTTTTCCCAGGTGCAGCCAGAATAACAGACGAAGAGCACTCCGAGCAAATGGACAGGCTAAACCAGGGCCTGATACCAAGCATGAATGATCTTGGTGCAGTAATAGCAGCCAAGAAGACACTAGAAGTTTACGGGGAAGAAGAATGAGCGAATATATTGTAGGTGCAAGCCTACCAGAGCTGGAGCAAGAAGAGGACCTGTTTAAGGCCAAAGATCCATTCAACAAGACATGGGATCACCTAAAAACTCTATCTGGCATCGAGAAAAACTTTAAGCGTAGAGAAGACAGAAACTTCTCAAAGGCATACGATACGGCACAGCCAACAAACGTAGACCTGACCACTGCCCAGTACGCTGGGGCAGCCAGAGCAATCTCTGTTGGAGAAGGTGCAGCATCAAAGCAGATTAACCCAGGTAACGTATTCAGAAATGGATACGGAATCTTTGATGTGATCACACCACCATGGAACTTGTATGAGCTAGCAAACTACTACGACACATCATTTGCTAACCACGCAGCCATCGACGCCAAGGTAGAAAACATTGTCGGCCTCGGCTTTGACTTTGAGATGTCTAAGAGGACATTGCTTAAGCTAGAATCAACAGAGAATCCAGATGCCACCACACGTGCTCGTAAAAGAATTGAGCGAGCCAAGGTTGAGCTAACAGACTGGCTTGAAAACCTAAACAAGGATGACTCGTTTACTCACACAATGATGAAGTTTTATACAGACGTTCAGGCTACTGGAAATGGCTACCTTGAAATTGGAAGAAAGACTAACGGAGAGATTGGATATGTAGGACACATCCCATCCACCACAATGCGTGTACGCAGGCTACGTGATGGCTTTGTCCAGATTATTGGTCAGAAGGTTATATACTTCCGTAATTTTGGGGCAAAGAATGCAAACCCGCTTACAGGAGATCCTAGACCAAACGAGATTCTACACTATAAAGAATATTCTCCGCTAAATACATTTTACGGGGTACCAGATATAATGGCAGCTATCTCATCTCTACATGGAGACCAGCTAGCAAGCCAGTACAACATCGATTACTTTGCCAACAAGGCTGTTCCAAGATACGTCGTAACTCTAAAGGGTGCCAAGCTATCCTCTGATGCAGAAGACAAGATGTTTAGATTCTTACAGACTAGCCTAAAGGGGCAGTCACACAGAACTCTTTATATACCGCTGCCTGGAGACTCTGATACAAACAAGGTAGAGTTTGATATGAAGCCAATTGAGAACGGTGTTCAAGAAGCTTCATTCAATGAGTATAGGCTTCGTAATAGAGAAGACATCTTAGTTGCACATCAGGTGCCATTGTCTAAGATTGGTGGAGGAGACTCATCCTCTATTGCTGCAGCTTTGGCTCAGGACAGGACCTTTAAAGAGCAGGTAGCTAGACCAGCACAAACCAATATCGAGAAGATGATTAATAAGATTGTCCACGAGAAGACAGACATTCTAGACTTTGTATTTAACGAGCTAACTCTGACCGACGAGATTGCACAGTCTCAGATTTTAGAGCGTTACGTAAAGACACAAATCATGGTGCCAAACGAAGCACGTGACGCACTTGGTTTGCCCCAAAGGCCAGACGGAGACGAACCTTTTGAAATGTCTGCCCGTCAATCTACAGATGCCCGTGCTAATTTAGCGGGCAATCGTGAAAGAGATACTCAAAGATCGAACACGCAATCCGATTCATCTGGTACAATAGATGGTAGGAATGCACAAGGAGAGGGAGCGGCTTCAGAATAAAATGTTACATTTCTGTAACTTTTATAAAAAGTACGCTATAATTAGGGTAGTATGACTATATCTAAGGCACAATGGAGTTCAGACGGGGACAACCTCCGTCTCTCAATGCCGTTCAGTAAGGTTGACAAAGAGAGGCGTATCGTCTCAGGATTTGCTACACTCGATAACGTAGATAAGCAGGATGACATCGTCACTGCAGATGCAAGCATGAAGGCTTTTGCTAAGTTCCGTGGTAACATTCGAGAAATGCACCAGCCACTAGCCGTCGGAAAGATGGTTTCATTCAAAGAAGACAAGTACTTTGATCCAGACACCAAGAAGTTTTATGCAGGAGTTTATGTTTCTGCATACGTTTCAAAGGGTGCACAGGACACATGGGAAAAGGTTATGGATGGAACTCTCCAGGGCTTTTCTATTGGCGGTAGAATGAACAAGTGGGACGACGCCTATGACGAGAAGATGGACAAGTCAGTTCGTGTTATCAAAGAATACGACTTAGTAGAGCTTTCTCTAGTAGACACTCCAGCTAATCAGTTTGCAAACATCATGTCTATCGAAAAGGTAGACGGTGTAGATGTCGTCAAGGGAGACGAAACTACACTAGAGAATGTGTTCTGGGATGACCAGACTGGCCTAGTACTGCTTTCTGAGGAAGACTCAGCAGTTAGCCCTTCATCTGGAGATCAAATGAAGAACATAGGTTTCGTTGAAAAAAATGATGACGAAAAAATAGAAATGATAAAGTTCTTAGTTGATAGTGCTAAAGGCATGAATCTTGCTAAGATGACAAAGGAGGAAGATCCTATGAACGAAACAACTAATGAAGAGATCGTCGAGAAGTCTGACGACGTAGTTGCAGAAGCACAGGTCGCTCCAGAGGCAGACGCCGTAGCTGAGGCTGTTGAAAAGGCAGACGACGCAGACGTTGCAAAGACAGACGACATGGACGAAGACGAGATGGAAGAGAAGGCAGACGATGCTGAAACTGAAGAGAAGTCAGAAGACATGAAGGAAGAGGACAAGTCTTACGACGAGAAGTCCGACTCTGTAGATGCAACTGAAGAGGTATCAAAATCAGATGATGTAACCGCAGTCGTAACTGACCTAAAAGACGGTATTGCATCAGCCTTTAGCGACCTAACAGCAGTCGTAAAGTCATTAAATGACGAGATTGCTGAACTAAAGAAGTCAATTGATGGCAACGCCAGCGATATCAAGTCCGTAAAGGAAGATCTCGTATCTGCTAAGAGTGACTTTAATGAATTTGGAAAGAGGTTTGAAGCCGTAGAGGCAGACACCGCTTTCCGTAAATCTGGCGATCTAGGCGAGATCGTACAGGAATCTGAACCAGAACAGGTTCAGAAATCCCTATGGGGCGGACGTTTCCTCAAAACTGCCGACTTATTTAATTAAGACAACAAAAATCACTTAGGAGGTGACAATATGTCGGAAGAGATTATCAAAAACCAGCCAGGTGAAACTGGCGAACTAGGTGGTACTGCTCCAGGTCTATATCAAGGTCAGGGTGCAATGGCATCTGGCAGCGATACAGCTGAGAATGTTCCTGGTAACTATGCAACAGGTGGTGTCCTAAACAACATCCCTAACGCAGAATATGGTCTAACAACAGGACCTAATGCCGTAAACCCATCTGGTACAGATGGCAGCGGTATCCTACGCCCAGAGCAGGCACGTCGTTTTATTGACTATGTTTGGGATGCTACTGTTCTCGCCAAGGATGGCCGTCGTGTTACCATGCGTGCAAACACCATGGAGCTCGAGAAGGTTAATGTTGGAGAGCGTGTTATTCGTGCAGCCGCACAGGCTGTCGGTGACTACACCAACGCAGGTGCGACATTCAGCAAGGTGGAGCTTACTACAAAGAAGATCCGTCTAGACTGGGAAGTCTCATCAGAGTCCCTTGAGGATGGCATCGAAGGTGCCGCACTTGAGGACCACCTAGTACGATTGATGACAAACGCTTTTGCGAATGACATCGAGGATCTAGCTATTAACGGTGACGGTGCTACTGGCAACTTCTTGTCCATCATGGACGGATTTGTCAACAAGGCAACCACTGGAGACGCACACGAGGCTGTAGTTACTGTAGCTGACAATGCATGGACTCCAGACGTTATGCAGCAGATCATCCTGGCATTGCCACGCAAGTACCGTGCACTTAAGAACAATCTTAAGTTCTACGCTGGTACTGACGCATTCCAGGGAATCGTTAAGCACAACGGTACACTAGCTGACGCTGTTGCTGAGGCATTCGCAGGAATGACCCCAGGTTCAACTCAGGCTAACCGTCAAGACTACCTAGACGGTATGGGGCAGACATTCGGTGGAGCACGTACTACTCGTGTTCTTGGTGTCGATGTACAGGAAGTTCCTTACTACCCAACTGGCTACGTAGACCTAACCTTCCCAGCTAACCGCATTTGGGGTTTCCAGAGAGACATCACTGTAAACCGTGAGTACAAGGCAAAGAAGGACACCATTGAGTACACCGTATTCGTACGTTTCGGTATTCAGTGGGAGGAAGAGGACGCAATCGCATTTGCTGACGCAGCTGCAGATAGCTAAATCTAAACTAAACCTTAAGGGGGCAGGGGCTACTCAGCTCCTGCCCCTTTTTTAGTAATCTGTTATAATTGATTCAGGAGGAATATTATGGCAAGAGAAGTATTTAACCCAGAAGCCACAGATGGCGATGGAGACGGCGTGGTCCAGGACGGAACAAAGTTTGAGCGTCCAGCAACAGACCTGCCAGAAGGTTTTAACCCAGACGCAAGGGATGGGGATGGCGATGGTATCGTTCAGGATGGAACAGAATTTGCTCGTCCAGTAGAGGATGCTGCTGTAGAGGAAAAGCTGGAAGAGGCTCCAGCCCCAGAAGCTAAGCCTGCTGCATCAAAGCCTACAGCTCCTAAGAAAGAGGAGCCAAAGCCAAAGGCAACACCAAAGCTAAGCTCAGAAAAGGTAGCAGTGTTCTCAACAAAGAATGCATACTGGGAGGGCGTTGGACGTCTCTCTAGAGGCTACCACATTGTTTCGAGAGAGGAAGCAGACCAGTGGCTAACACTTGAATACGTTCGAGAAGCAACTGAAGACGAGATAAAGGCTCTATAATCAAATGGAAATATTGAGGGTTCCACCATATCCGCTAGTAACTACCTGGGATGTCCCAGATGCTGACACCAACTATGTCATTGAGCTAGAGGATCTGGTGGACCACTCGATAGAAACAGTCGATGTTACATCTAACTCGTCTGCTCAAATCGTATATGAGCTGCCTCAGTCAAAGATCCAGTTTGACAGAGACTTTGCTATTAGAATATACGATACAACAAATCTAGCTGTAGTAGACAGCAACCTAAATGTTTACAGACCATATGTAGACCCAAATAGCCTTGGCACAATAGCTTCAGAAATTGCAGAGTACAAAATGCTTGAGATTGTTGCGAGGGCAATCATTGATGAGTTTACTAGTGATGGTTTTTATAATCATAAGCTAGTAGTTCAGGGTGTGGGAAATAACACAGACTACTATCCGCTTTGGCACGACACAAACAAAGTTCTAAGGGTTTACGAGAACAATGTAATGGTCTACAATAGCGAAGACACCGCAATAAGCGTAGCCTCATTCTACGATGTACTGCAAGACGTAAATGACGGTGTGGGACTTACCACAACCGTAAAGCACGGTTACTCAGTGGGCAATCTAGTTGAGTTGGCTGGATTCTCGCAAGACTTTGCCGAGCTCAACAGCCCATTTAGAATATCTGAAATTATTGATGAGTATTCATTTAGAATTTCTAAAACCATAAGCGATTACTCGCTTGCAACTGAGGAATCGGTTGGAACTGTAGAAAGAGTCTGGTATGATGCCTACGCTGTGACGCTAGACAATTCGGCAATCTACAAGGTGTATACCGATAGAATTAATCGCTATCAGTCTGCCCCAATTGCACTACCAGCATCAAATGGAGATCTTGGCTTTGCAAGCCCTGGCTCTCCAGCATTTCAAAGAGACTTTGACTACACCTTCATTCTGGATGCGGGGTACAAGGCTATACCACCAGAGATAGAGTATGCAACCAAGCTACTGATCGAAGATATTAAGTGTGGAAAGATGGAGTATTACAAGAGGTATATCACATCGTACAACACTGACCAGTTCAAAATTCAGTTCGACAAGAAGATGCTAGAGGGAACGGGAAATATTATTGTTGACAAGATACTTGGTAAGTATGTCCAAACAATAACTAGATTCGGAGTACTATAATGAATGTAATCTGCGAAGTTACAGATTTTATGTTCCCAATGCAGGCAGATATATACTACCCTATAGTAGAGCAAGGTGCATACGGAAATGTTTCTAAGACCTGGGTTTTAGATAGAACTATTGCATGTAGCCTTACTGGTGCTGGGTCAGCACTAAAAGAAGAGATAAAGCCTAACGTAAACATTACACAAGACACAATCATAATCGGTAGAGCAAAAACAGACATCCGTGTTTCAAGCAGAGACTCTAATGCATCAATAACCAACGTAATTGTAACCAACATCAAAGACTCTAACTGTAATGAAATATATCTCGAAACATCTGGGCCAAGAGCAGGTAAATCAACAATCTTTGAAATTGCAACTCAAGAGCCGTTTGTTGGTCCATTTGGCGGCGTAGAGTATTATAAGCTAGTTCTTCGTAGATCCGAGAATCAGGCGGCAGACGTATAATGCTAAACGTATTCTTTGATGACAAGAAATTCTTAAAAGAAATGAATAACGTACTTGATTACTCTAATGGATACATAGAGGGAATTAACCAGGGTAAAAGCGTATTCGTAGACAATGTAGGCAAAGATGCGATTGATGCAATTAGGCAATTCGTAGACTCTAATGCAAGAGTAAATCCTGCTGCCCTGCAGCACATGTATGAGTGGAATGAAGCTGGCAACCCCAGCTCAAGACTATTTGATATTAACTATGTATCAAATAGCTTTGGACTTTCTTTTAACTTTACGTTTAGGCAATCAACATCTATAAAGAGTGGATCGTCAGTTCCATTTTATGATAAGGCCAGGATTATGGAGCAGGGCATTCCAGTGGTAATAAGACCTAAGAGAGCAGATGTTTTGTCGTTCGTTAATGAAGACGGGGAGCAAGTATTTGTAAAAGGCAGCGTTTCAGTAGAAAGCCCAGGTGGAACAGAAGCCCAGGGATCATTTGAAAATATCGTAAATGTATTTGTAAATCAATATTTTTCACAAGCCTGGTTGCGTAACAGTGGTATACTAGATTATCTAAAGACGTCTAAAGACTACAAGAATAGTATTTCTAGAGGAAAGACTTTTGGAAGGTCTGCTGGTAGATCTGTTGGATACAACTTTATAACAAGAGCAAGGGCAGATGGATAATGGCACAGTCACTACTAAACACACCAATACTTTGGATTAATACATACCTTAAAGAAAAGCTTGAGGAAAATCTTGGATTTGCCACGTTACCATTTTTCCCCACAGGGCCATCAACCCTTGAGACCCTAAACTCTTTTTCCTTAGAACAAAGCGGTATGATGTCGGTATACGACAGAATGTTTAAGATGCGTCGTAAAGCATTCCCACACATAAAATGTGAGCAAGTTCTATACTACTTTTATTCAACAGGGTCTGATTACCAACTCAACATGATTAGGCTACAAGAAAATATTTTAAGATTGATGGACAGAGAAGATGAGACTGCCGAAGAGATAAACGAGTGGGCAAAGAATAGGGGTCCCATAACCGTAGAGGGCGAAAGCATATCCTGCAACTTTTACTTCCATAACTTTAAGATCTATCATTTAGAAGAGTCCAGAGACATCGTCGACTTTGGAACTGCTAGAACCTACGCAGGAAATAAAATAATTATTGACTACGACTACCACCTATCTGTTGACCCAAATAGTCCAGATTTTTAAATAATATTTAAAAGTGCTGTATACTTGTAAATGAGGAAACACGCCCTTTTATTAATCAAACAAAAGAGGTGAATTAATATGGCATATACACGTGGTGATTCAGCACAGATCATCGTTGGTGCAGCTGCTCTATTTGCATACTCTGGAGCTATTGATCCAGCAACGGATCTTCCAGATTATTCAACAGACGGCACATCCTACCGTGACACCCTGACCGATGAAACACTCGGTGCAGGATATCGTAACGTTGGTTACACAATGAACGGTCTAGAACTAGTCTTCCAGCCTGACTTCGGTGAGGTACAGGTTGACCAGGTACTTGACGCTGCAAAGCTATACAAGCAGGGTATGACCGTAAACATGAACACAGCTTTCGCTGAGGCAACTCTAGAGAACCTACTTCTAGCCATCGCTGGTAACGCAGCTGACTGGGACGAGGCTATTACTGGTGTTACAGGACTAGGAACAGGCTCAGCCTCTCTTAACCTTGCATCTGGTAACCTAGGTGAGTGTCCAGTTGAGCGTGGTCTTGTTGCAGTTGGTCCTGGTACGGGTGACTGTGAGGCTGGCTCAAGCATTGAGCGTATCTACACTGCTTACCGTGCTCTATCAATCGAGAACGTAACCGTATCCGCTAAGCGTGACGAGGCTACAATGTTCGAGGTTTCTTTCCGTCTACTACCAGATTCTTCTGGTTCATACGGTAAGATCGTAGACCGAGTAATCCCCGCTGCTGTCTAATAGACTGCATCTACAAATAACTTAATAAAAACTGCCCTGGCTTCGGTCGGGGCAGTTTTATTTTTGGTATACTTGTAAGATGGCAAGTAAAATATACGACACTGGAATCATAGAACTAATAGACGGAACAGAGCTATATCTTACTCCGCTTAAGATTAGATACCTTCGTGAGTTTATGGAAAAGTTTGAAGATGTAAAAAAAGCATCTGGAGATGAAGAAGCGGTGTCTGCTCTAGCAGAGTGTGCCAGGGTAGCGATGAAGCAGTACTATCCATCAATAAAAACAATAGATGATCTAGAAGACAGTGTAAACCTCCCAACCATATATAAGATACTTGATGTTGCAGCTGGAATAAAAGTAGATGCTGATAAAAATGATGAGGGCGTAAAAGAGCAGGCAACGCAGAGCGGATCTTCCTGGGAAACACTGGATCTTGCTAAGCTTGAAAGCCGTGCTTTTTTGCTGGGTATCTGGAAAGACTACGAGGAGCTAGAAACCTCACTGTCCATGCCTGAGCTAATAGCAATACTGGAGAGTCAAAACGAAGCTGACTATCAGCAGAAAAAATTCTTGGCAGCGATTCAGGGTATAGACTTAGACGAAAAGACTGGTAACAGCAATGCAAATGCTTGGGAAGAGATGAAGGCCAGGGTATTTAGTGGCGGTAAGACCAATGACCCTAATGACATCACTTCATTCCAAGGCTATAAGGCTCAACAATCTGGATTTGGCATAGGTTTGGGCCTAGATTACACTGATTTGACCAAGCAATAGAATCCCCTTTGTGGTATAATTAATAAGACCATATTGGTTATAGAGAAGAGGAATAGATGGCTACAACAGTCAATGAATCACAAAGCATCAAGCTAATTGATGGAACCGAGCTTACAGTTCGTCCACTAAAGATTTCCTTACTTCGCTCATTTATGAAGAAGTTCGAGGGCATCGCAGCAGTAGCTGATGATAATGACAAGTCAATGAATCTTCTAATGGAGTGTGTTCAGATTGCTATGGAGCAGTACAAGCCAGAGCTAGCTGGAGACATCAAAGCGTTGGAAGACAACATCGACCTACCAACAGTCTATAAGATTGTAGAGGAAGCCTCTGGCATTAAGATGTCGGATAGCTCCGTGGTAGGTAACTTGGGCAAATAGTCCACAAAACGAGGTACTAATGAATGGCTGATATTGAAACCAATATTGGGATTAATATTGATACGTCCAGTGCGTTGGCGTCAATCAAAGCCCTACAAAGTCAGATATCGGCCTTTCATCAGTCCTTAAGAACGTCTGGTAGTGCAGCAAATGCTGCTATGTCAGACAACATGTCTAAGAATTTAATAAATTCTATAAACTCTACAAAACAATTTTCTGCAAGCTTAAGTAATGTAAAAAGTACAGCAGACTCATTCACAGAGTCCCTGGAAAAAAATAAGCTTTCAATGGGCCAGTACTTTAAGTACGGTATGGCATCTACTAAAAGCTTTAGTAGCATGTTCAAAAATGAATTTAATACAATTGACAAAGTTGCTCGTGAACGGGTAAAGACCATTCAGACCCAATATATAAAAATGGGTCGGGATGCCAACGGAGCAATTGAAGCAATCAAGGTAAGGCCCCTATCCCTTGATATGAACAATCTGGGAACCCAGATGCAAATGGCTGCTCAAAAGCAGCAAGTTTTTAATCAGCTCTTAAAGCAAGGTTCTACAAATCTTCTAAACTTTGGTAAAAACACCCAGTGGGCTGGTCGCCAGCTTATGGTTGGTTTCACCCTACCACTTTCTATTATGGCATCCACTGCTGGCAAAGCATTCATGGAGATGGAAGATGCAGTAATAAAGTTTAAGAGGGTCTACGGGGAGCTAAACACCACAGCAGCAGAAACTGACAAGATGGTGGATAGTATCCAAAGACTAGCTTCTGAGTTCACCAAGTATGGCATTGCAGTTAAAGACACCATGGATCTGGCAGCCGAAGCCGCTGCAATGGGTCAGATGGGTGCAGCTCTTACTGCCCAGGTTGTAGAAGCAACAAGGCTTGCTGTTCTTGGTGGGGTAGAACAGTCCGAAGCCCTAAAGACCTCAATCTCTCTAACAAATGCTTTTGGAGTTTCCACAGAAGAGCTAGCATCTAAGATAGACTTCCTAAACGCTGTAGAAAACCAAACAGTTACAGCAATCGAAGACTTGACCATTGCTATTCCAAAGGCTGGTCCTGTTGTAAAGCAGCTTGGTGGAGACGTAGAAGATCTAGCATACTTCCTGACCGCCATGCGTGAAGGTGGCATTAATGCTTCCGAGGGTGCCAATGCGCTAAAGTCTGGTCTTGCTTCACTTATTAATCCTACTAAGCAGTCCTCTGACATGCTTGCAAGTTTTGGCATAAATGTCAAGGGTCTCGTAGAGGCTAATGCTGGAGATCTTAAGGGAACAGTTATTGGCTTTGCCCAGGCTCTAGACAAGCTAGATCCACTAAATAGAGCCCAAGCCATCGAACAGTTGTTTGGAAAGTTCCAGTTCTCCCGTATCTCAACATTGTTCCAGAACGTTATTGCCGAGGGTACTCAGGCACAAAGAGTTCTAGATCTTTCAAGGGCAACCGCAGCAGAGCTAGCAATCCTCTCCGAGAGAGAGCTAAAGCGTGTAGAAGATTCGCCAGCCTACAAGTTCCAAAAGTCACTAGAAGACATAAAGGCATCTCTGGTTCCACTGGGCCAAGAATTCATAAAGCTAATAACCCCTATCATTGAGTTTGCTAATGGGCTGCTAAAGCAATTTAACAATATGGATGCTGGAGTCAAGCAATTTGTTATTGGAGCAATTGCTGTACTAGGACTTATTGCCCCAGTAGCGCTAATGACTTTTGGTCTACTAGCTAACGGTGTAGCGAACCTAATAAAAGGTTTTGGTGTTGTAAGAAGCGTAATGCTTTCTTTGTCTGGTGCATCCTCTGGAGTGTCAATGGAGCTAGGCTACATGACACAAGAACAGCTAGAGGCTGCTGCTGTTGCAGGATCTTTGGGTCAGACACATGCTCAGCTAGCTCAAATATTTACTTCTGAAGCAGGAGCACTTTATAATCTTGTAGGGGCATATCAGGCAGCAAACGCAGCCGCTAGCTCATACAATATTTCATCTGCAACTGGCAGGACAATGGGTAGGACCACTGGGCTTGTAGATCCAAAGGGAAACCCCTTAAAGCTAGCTAGTGGTATATTTAGCGTTCCTGGTCCAAAGGGTGCTGGAGATATAGTGCCAGCCATGCTTTCTCCTGGAGAAGCTGTTATTCCTACAGATAGGGCAAAAAAATATGGTCCATTAATTCAGGGGATCATCTCTGACAACATTCCTGGGTTTGCAAAGGGAACCCCTGGTATGCAAGAGACGCACATGTCAATGCCAATGGCAAAAACTCCAGCAATTCTAGCCGAGTTAGATAAAATATTCCCAAGAATTTCTACATTCTCAGACAGACTGCTAGAAGCAACCATAGTCCTGTCTGACTTAACCGCAACAAAATCCACAACCCTAAATCAAAAAGCCAGAGGCACTGGAATGTCTTCACAGGAGTTCACCTCTGAGTGGGACAAGAACTCTGGAGAGGGGTTTAAGAATGTTTCTTCTAGGGCACAGGCAGCAGGACAGATGGGCTCTGGTGCAGCAATTGATGCTGCAGTATCACAGCTAGATGTTGAGATTGGTCAAAGAATAGCAAGTGCTATAGACAACGGAAACATTGATAAATCAGTCACTGGTTGGCTAGATCAGCTAATGGCAGATGTGACCAACACAGTTATAAACGAGTTTGCTACATCTGGAAATGAAGCAAGGCAGGACGTGGCTGCTGGAATGAAGGCACGATCTTCTATGCCAGTTACTGCACGTCAAGTCGGTGTTCAAAATATAAAGACATCAGCTGGAAAGGTTGCAGGTTCTGCAGAAGCATTTTACGAGGACATAGTAGCATCTGGAGAGGGAGAATTAAGGCAAACCGCTGGTAGGCCTCAAGTTTTTGCTACGGGCACCGACATCGCAGTCGCAAGGACCAAGTCGTCTGGTAAGCTTAGGACAAATAGTTTTACGGTAGGTGCTGGCAAACATGTTGTTCCAGGCGGAACCTTTGAAACAGGAACAAGATCATTAGATAAGTTGAATGGCCCATCTGTTCAGCCAGTAGCGGATGCCACCACAGACGCAGACCTGTACGCAAAAGAATTTGGAAGACAGGTAGAGGCAAAATCTGAAGATCCATACATGTATGCTAGAGACCGTAACAGTCCTCATCCATTGTCTGGTCCCGATGGTGCAGATGATGCTAGAGAGTATAAGATCAACTTCGATGCTGGCCTAAATTCCTCGAACGGTTATGGCCCACCAACAATCCCAACCTCACCTACAGCTCCTTCTGGCGGTATTTCAGATGAAGCAGCAGCAAGGATGGGGCTGCCATCAATGCAAAATAATATTGTAGACGGGCTGTCTGACGCTGACCTATCTATTGGCGGAACAGCAAAGAGAAAGCTTTCAGGCATCGGTGGCAAGATCGTAGGAAAGATTGAAACCTCTCTTATGGACGGTGCTCTGGGTAAGACAAAGTATGGCGGTATTCTTGCAGACACTATGCGTAAAAATGCTGGCATGGATGGTATTGCAGATATAGCTGGAGAAACACAGCTAGATAGAAGTAAGAGAGAGCTTGCAAATCAGCGACAGCAGGTTGCTGAGGTTGGAACGGATGTTCCAGGAACACAGCCTTTAGCTTATGATAAAGACGGAAATGTAGTAACCAATCCAGACGGAACTCCAATGACTGGAGAGGCATACAAAAAGCTAACAAAGCAATCTAAAGCTCAAAAGCGTGTATCTCGTGCAGGCAGGGTTGCTGGTTTGGCAGGAATGGTTGCAATGGGTGCTGGTGTTGCATCTGGTATGGGTGGTCAAGTTGGAGAGATTGCTCAGTCTATAGTTCCAATTGCAAGCGGACTTGCAATGATTGGTCCGATTTTGTTATCTCTTAGTGCACCAATAGCTGCTCTAGTGGCAGTAGTTGGGCTAGGAGTATTCGCATTCATGAAATATAATGAGATGATGAATAAGGCTAGGGAGGACGGCAAGAAGTTTGGCGACGCCTTAACTATGAACACCTCAAAGCTAATAGCTATGTCAGAGGCAACTGGCCGTGTATCAGCTACAGAGTCCAGAAGAAGAGAGCAAGAAGACCAGCTAGCTGGAGATACAAACGCACAAAGAAAATATGGTCAAACATACTTAGAATCAGAGGCGGGGCAAAACCTGCTAGGAGACATAGACACTCTAATCTCCCAGGGTCTTTCAAAGTCAGACGCAGCAGCAGCGATTGGCCGACAGCTTTCTGTTGGATTGGCAGAGGGCATTTTAACATCTGGAGAGGCAGCAAGTATTGCATCTGCCATAGGCACAGAGCTAAATGACTACAGCTTTGCTGCAGATGTGGCAGCCACGGTAATTAGCATTACTGGTCCAAATGGCACAGACCTAATAAACAATCCTCTCAGGGTAATGCTAGAAATCCAACAACAATCCTTAGAAAGTCTATCAGATACTGTAGCTCTAGCGACTGATCCAGAAGCATTGTCGGGTAAAATCAAAGATGCAATTTCTGGCAAGAGAATTCAAGACGCCGTAGATAGAGACATTGCCTATGCAAGAGGTGGCTGGGATGGCTTTGTAGCAGGACTAGAAGGTTGGGCAGCAGATGGGTTTGGCTTTGCAATTGGTGCAGATAACTCTGACATATCAGACCTTGACCCAGAATTTATTTTGGAAAAAACTAGACAAACTGCAGAGTTGCAATCAGCAGCAATAGCTCTTGGAATAAATCAGGTACAGCAGAACCAACAACTCTTAGATTCTCTAAACTCTCAATACCAAACTAGAGAAGATGATTTAAAGAACCAAATTACTGCAACCTCAGATGTTGAAAAAAGAACTAAGCTAGAAAATGAACTAAACTCTCTAATAGCTGATAGAAAAAGAGATACTGATGCCCTGCTAGCAGCTAATTCAAAGTCATTAGACGTCATTGTTGGCTATAAGGATGAGTTTGACTCCAAGGTATTTGGCGATGCTATAAAGTCATCGGTATTATCTGGATATGAAGAGGACAATCCGTTACGAGTATTTGCAGAAGATGCAGTATCAAGACTTAATGATGCCGCATCCGAAGCCTTTAGTGCTGGAGATGACACTGAATTCTACACAACCTTGCAGCTTTCTTTCGCATCGAAAGATCTCAGCATTGATGCCGTAAACATGCTTCTTGGTTTAGACAAGACGGACGCATCTGTTAAAAGAAAATTTGATTTAATTGTAGAAGAAAAGGGGACAGCTGCAGGCGGCCAGCTGATGGACCTACTTATAAAGTCAGGTCTTGATGAAGCTGGAATGTCCACATATCTTCAAGAGTTCTCTCTGTCAGCTCAATTCGATACAGACGAAGACTATGAAAACAAAGTAGAGGCATTGTCTCAAATAGCCAATATGAATAAAGAGTATGGCATTAATATTGATTTAACTGCGTCATCAAACACAAACACCCTTCAAGAAGTTACAGACATGGTCAAGCTGATTCAAGGTATGCCAGAGACAATGTCTAAAGACTTCTTGGTTAATTTTAACAAAGATTTGCAAGATCCAAGCCTACAAGCTATAATTGACAACTGGGATACTTTGTTCGGAGAGGGAATGATTGGTTCCGCTTCAGTCTTCGTAGACTTCGTAGCAACTGGAGACTGGAATTCTGTGCAAAGATATCTATTAGCCACAGGAAGGGGCTATGAGCTAGAGAAGTATGACCAAGCTTACCTTATGAGAGAGTACTCTGATCAAGCAGCTGCATACGAAGTCCAAAAGGGCAAACAGCAAAATGTTGGCGGGACAGAAGAAACTGATCCATCACCAACACCTTCCAACGGCTCACAAAAGCAAGACCCATTTGAGAGCATTCTTACTAGACTAAAGCAGGTTAGAGATGCAGCAATCAATGCAGCTGGTGGAGTAGGAGAATTGAAGAGGGTTCTTGGAGGAACTAAGAACATTGAAATTTTTAAGGGCTTTGACCAAAAGCTTGTTTCAGCTGGCTATGGCAGAGAGTTCATTGATTACATCAATGGTCTAGATGAAGAAACCAGAAAAACTTTTGTATCGATTAATGATGGGGTTGTCAAGGTAACCTCAGCTGGAAAAGCTATGGCCAAGGCATTCTCTGAAGTAACTATTGGAGACTTCCAGCTTTCGTTAAGGCAGGGGTTGTCAGATGTAAATATGCAGTTTAAGGCTATCACAAAGCTTCGTGCCGCAGGAATGTCTTTGGCAGACGCCTTTGAAGTGGCACAGGATGCTCAGCTAGCATTTAGTATTGCAACCGCTGCAAGCTCAGAAGAAGTCCAGCAGTTGGTAAAAGACTTTGACGTACTTGAGAAAAAGTCTCTAGAGTTAAAGCTATCAACGCCAGAGGGCAGAACCTCATACTTAAAGGAACAGTTTAGTAAGATTCAGGGTTATTTTAGTTCTCAGGAAAATGCAATACAGTTACAGTTTACCGCAGATAACCAGGACACATTAGATGCAATTAAGCTAGCTCAGCAAGAAATTGCAAAAGACCAGGTAGTTCTAGATGACTACCAGTACGGACTATCTTTAATCTCTGAAGAAGAGTCAAAGATAAATGATAAGTATGATCAAAGGCAGGAAGCTTTAGACAGTATCTACGAGTCAAACCAGGCACTAGTCGAGCAATCAAGGGCACAGCTAGATGTAGCAGATGCTCTTGCTTCTGGTGACCTAGCAGCAGCAGCAAAGGCACAGAGGGAAGAGAGAAAGCTTCGGGCTGAGAGAGCAAGAGATGCACAGTCAACAAACCTAGAGAAGGCTCGCAAGGCAGAACTAGAAAGCCTAAAGATTACATTCAAAGTATGGGATGAGGAGACTGGAAAGCAGATAGAAAAGACTCTAACCAAAAAAGAGATAGAATCAGAAATTGAAACTTTAACCAAAAACATTGCCGAAATTGAAGAGTCAAGGATAGAACCAAATCAAAGATTGCTTACGATTGCAGAGGAAGCCAGAGACCTTCGGATTGAAGAGCTAGACTATCTTGGCAAGAGTGCAACAGCATGGTCACTTATTGAGGGTAACATAGATGCAGCTATAACAAAAACTGATGCATATAAGCAGTCACTCATAGATGCATTTAATGCCATCGAAGGCGTAGACCTAACTATAGGTGAAGATGGATCTGCCTCTATCACTGTTGATGCAGATAAGATACTTAGTGACAACACTACAGAAGCAGTTACACCGACTGAGCCAACTCCAGCAGAAACGCCTACGCAGACCCCAGCACCAGAAGCTGCAGAGCCTACTACAAAAACATATACCGTAAAGAGTGGCGATACGCTATCTGGAATTGCCAAAAAGTTTTATGGTTCTGCCTCACAGTGGAAGAAGATCTATAATGCCAATAAGTCTATTATTGGTAGCAACCCCAACCTGATATACCCAGGTCAAAAGTATTCAATACCGTTATCATCTGGTGGAATGGTTCCAAAATATTTTGCAGCTGGGGGATTTGCCAGGGGCACAGACACAGTTCCAGCAATGCTTACTCCAGGAGAGTTCGTAATGCGTAAGTATGCAGTACAGAACTTTGGACTAGATAAAATGAAGGCTGTAAACTCTGGAACATATTCTGGCGAATCAGTGTATAATTATAGTGTAAACGTAAATGTAAAATCAGATGCAAACCCAGATCAAATTGCAAGATCGGTTATGACACAGATTAAGCAGATTGACTCACAGAGGATTAGGAGTAACAGGTTCTAATGGCAACATCAGACTACATGTCAGGGCGTACTAAGTATGCTAGGCCACAGGCAATGCTTTGGGCAAATAACCCAGGAACATTGGAGAACGGACTTTACCTACCACAGGGTTACGAAGTGGGTGCAGACTATTCGGGTACGCTAAGTGACGATTTTATAATCCTATCAGACGACAACCGTGGCCCCATCAACTTTGATATAGAGCGTATAGAGAATCGTGAAAGAATGATTAATGGAAGAATGAGGTCTTTTCACGTGGCCGACAAACTTTCTATTTCTACATCGTGGGACATGCTACCATCTAGATCATATGCTCTTAGACCAGATTTTGCCATAGAGTCATCTCAAGACCCCGTTGCTACAGCTGGAAGGTCAGATATGTATGGTAATAATCAGTTTGAGTATACTACAGATGGCGGAGCTGGTGGTGTCGAGATCCTTAATTGGTACGAAAATCATTCCGGATCCTTCTGGGTATACCTTGCATACGACAAGTACTCATCTTTTGGAGATGACGATTCGGCATACGCACACCTAGGTCAATATAACCAGATAGTTGAGATGTTCTTTTCTGACTTCTCCTACTCTGTAGAAAAGCGTGGCGCAAATAACTTTGACTTCTGGAATATATCTGTAACGCTAGAAGAGGTTTAGTATGTTTCAGAACGACATTCTTAAAGAACACTTAGAGACATCTTCCACCATAACTAATCAGTCTTTGGTTGTTTTGGAATGGAACATGAATGTTGCTACCAATATAGATCGTATTGGCAATTATAGGTACAGGCCAACAAGCGATGTTGGTTCTATTTATCGTAACCCAGCATCCTCGTTTGACCTCAACGACGCAGGAAACTACTATACAGACGCTACATACTCCGATATCTCTGTCGACGGAGGATTCGACGATTCAGATATTCCTATTGTGTTTGCTTCGTCAAAAGAAAAAGAGCAGCTGCTATACTCCTTAGAAGATTGTTTAGGAAGATTTAGACCAAGGTCTGGTATTAATAAAGTCAGGTACTTTAATGACAAGTTTACTCACCATGTTAATCAGAGCATGTCTTCTAGGCCGAGATACTACATGTCGCACAAAGAAGATAAGTTTAAGTACTGGACATCTTACAGGACAGAGGTAGACGAGTCTGGAATATCTGTAGAGCGGGGTATAGCGTCAACAACCGTAAACGGAAATCACTATATAGATGATGCCTCACCATACGTAGTTTATAAGAGCCAAGTTCCAGCAAATAGAATTATTGTAAAAATGCAAACTAACGTTGGTACTGTGGACCTGGGTCCATTTTCAAACAGCTACCAAAACTTTGACGACCCACTATTTGGAGAAGAGAACAAAACGACACCTCTGAGGTGGTCAATTCAATACCTAGAAGACGGTGTTTGGAATGACGCAATCAGATTTGACGAGAACTCTGTAAGACTAGACGGCCAACCAGTTGTCGGTGAAGACGGATATGTGGAGATTTCCTATGGCCTACAAGTGCCAGAAGAGTTTAAGAATAACTTTTACTTTGCAAACACCATTACCTCTGTTGGTCTTTTGCCAGACAACAACTTTATTGGTGCCGCTTACCTGGTTAAGACATCGGAACTAGATAATGGAACCTACTACGTCTGGGATGGAGCAGAGTATCAATCGTTCGAGCCCTCATATGGTTGGATCTTATCGGATGAGTCTGTAGACAATAGAACACCTTATGTAACAGAATTTGTGAACCCACCACAATTTATTCAAAATGTAGACAACAAGATTAAGTATAGAGAGTTTCAGTATCTTCAGGGTATCAGGGTAGTCGTTGAAACGATGAACAAGCAAGACGCAACATTTGACTTAATAGAAATGTCTCCAAGACTTGCAGCAAATATATCAGACAGGGTTTCTTCTTACTCCGTAAATAGAACAGCATCTGATCTTGGTGTAAGCGGAATGCCAGTCGGACAGCTTCTAGCAGCAACTGGAACACTAGACATCTTTGACTACGACAATGCATTTATTTCTACAAACACAAACAGCATAATTGCAGCACATACATCTCAAAATTTACAGGTAAAGTTCCATGAGATCATAAAAGACGTAGACTCATACGACTACTACGTGCCAATCAAGACAATGTATTTTGACGGATTCCCAGAGTACGAAAACTCGGTCAGGTCTGTTTCTTTAGAACTAAGAGATATGTTTTTCTACTTCGAGTCAATCACAGCACCAGAACTACTAATAACTAGCGTATCTCTTAGCTATGCAATATCGACGTTGCTAGACAACATTGGGTTTTCCAATTACTCTTTTATTAGGCTGGCCTCAGATTCTGACCCTATCATTCCATACTTCTACGTAGAGCCAAACCGAACGGTAGCAGAAGTCCTAAGCGACCTTGCAGTCTCAACCCAATATGCAATGTTCTTTGATGAGCACAACAACTTTATCGTTATGAGCAAAAATTATATCATGCCATCGGAAGAAGATCGAGATACTGACATTATTCTTTATGGATCAAAAGACTTTTCAAAAGATGGTGCCTACCAAAATGCTAAGACTTCAGAGGTTCTAGCAAATATAGCAGAGATAAGCTCGCAGGAAAATCTTGTTTATAACAATGGCAAGGTCGTATACTCTACTAGATATATACAGCGACAGTACTCTGGAACTGAGCAAGCAGGAAGTACCGACAGATATAAGTCTTGGATTTACCGACCAGTTATACTCTGGGAGGGGGCTTCAATACCAGTATTGAAAACACGTAATGGCTCATCGGATACTACTCAGGATGCACTGGCCGCAATACCCATCAACTCTACTCTTTCTAGCAATGTTCCAACGGTAGTCGGCAATCAGCTAATAAACAACACCGTTGATTTAGGAGAGGGAGTTTACTACATATCAAGGTATAAGGGATACTTCTATGCAAACGGAGAGATCATAAAATATGACGCTGTACAGTATACAGTATCTGGTCTGTCGGTAGCCAACGGTGGCCCAAATGTTTGGATAAGCAGCTCGCAAGAGTACGAAAAGTATTTTTCACAAATACCCTTTAATGGCAAAATATACCCAACTGGATTAATTAGGATTTACTCAGAGCCTAACTATGAAGTCATTAACGGAGTCACTAGGCTTTCAAATGGAGCAGTCTCCAAGCACGGTCGTGGACAATTCGGTACAGATATTGTAGAGCACTATGCTGGGTTGGATCCATACTGGACAAACTCAGGTAATATGTATGGATGCTCAATGAACTCAAAATACCTATTCTCTGACTCCTCACCAATAGCAGACATGTCATTAGTTGCAGGACCAGTTGGATTGTCTACTAGCTCTGGAAAGCTAAGCAACGCTGAAGCCAAGAGAACTTCGGCAACCAGCCTGATAAAAAACTACCTGGCCCTAGACAATCAGCCAGAGGGAGAGCAGGCAAAGATACTGTCAACAGCGTCTGCTACAGTACAAGCCTCAGCATTGGTTATAACTGGAAAGCCATTCTTGAGTAGCGAAACGTCCACAGACTTTATATCTTATATTCCAAAAGATCTTGGAGAAAGCTACAGTCACTTTGGAACCAGACTAAGGATAGTCGGTAAGATACTTAATGATACAAATAGAGTTCAGAGTCCATCGGGTAGTTCGACATATTACACTGTAGATGGATCTTCTCCAGAAAAGAGTATCACTATAGGTGCATCTTCTGGAGGACTCGGCGTATTGCTAAACCCAATCACTAATAATGGATACTTTTTTGAAATAGCAGCCCTAACAGATCAGAACTATGACGTTGACAACGTTATATTTTATAAGCTAGCAAAAAATGAATCCTACGACTATTTAATAGACTCAAATCTAGATGGAACCTTGTCATCAAATGTTCTAAGGTCATCTTCAAATGGAGCTATTTCATGGTCAGGCAACCAATTGCAGGTTGGAGATAGGCTTCTTCTTTCCGCACAATCCAATAGCTTAGAAAATGGATACTATAGAGTTACCTTTGCTGGGTCAGAGACAACGCCGTGGACTCTACTTAAAGACGAGTCGGCAGTTCCAGTAAAGCTTTGGGGTCAGAATTCAGCCGGAATAATTACAGACGATGGAACCATGGTCGGCTTGAGCAGACGAGTAGACGATGAAGTAACCACCGTATATGATTTAGCAGTAGAATATGAAAACATCGGAAGTACCAGGAGGTTCTACCTCTATATAAATAATAGAGTCGTAGCTGTTGTTGACGACACAGATCCACTTCCAGTTTATAACAATATGGCATTGTTTGTGAGAGGATCTGCTAGGTGTATGTTTGAGAACATATATGCACTAGGCACAAACTATGCTCAAAACACTTCTTTTGTCTTGGACACTCCAGTAAAGTCAGTATTTAGTAAGCAGATTACTGCAAGCGACTCTTTAAAGAAGTATGCTATTAGCGGATTTGTGCAGTCGGCTTATCTAGGAGGCATCAGTGCAGCTGAGCCCCCAAAGTATAACATATACTACGATGAGTTTGGTACTATATTCCGAGAGGCTGCCTACTATAACATTAAGTATGATAAAGCATACCCCGCATTGTACTCTAAGCTTGTTCATAATGTTTCTAAAGTTAAGAACTTAGTAGTTTCTGGCTTTATGGGAGGAGCTTATGGGGCAGAGTTCTTGGTGTTTAATGCCACAGACTCTGCATTGGTTCTCAATGAAGACGGTGCAAACCTTGCAATTCACGGGGTAACCATAACTCAGTCATCATCAACCGACCTGACAGTGAACGATTACTTCTCTAGGAAGAGCGACTTTTCAGAATACGAGTTTGTTGCAGACCCATTGGTAGACTCACCCCAAAAGGCAAAGGAGTATTACCAGGACATAAAGTTGAGCAGGCTGACTTACGGCAATAGAGAGTTTTCTCTCGACGCTAAATATGTTCAGTCTGAAGACGACGCATTTGAACTAATGTCTTGGATGCTAGGCAAGGTTACAAAGCCAAGAAAGTCTGTTGGCGTTAGAATATTTCCAAATCCTGCAATTCAACTAGGTGATATTGTAAGCATAAATTACAAAGATGACCAGGGCACCAGCATAGTAGGACCAGAAGGGTCAAGGTTTGTAGTGTATAATATAGCTTATGACAGGGCCGATGGAGCTACGTCAATGACCCTATACTTAAGTGAGGTACTATAATGATTCAGCCAACTCCAAATATTCCAGTACCAGTCTCATCTTTAGGCTCTTCAAGTTCAGGCATAAAGGCAGCAACACCAGATCTATTCGTAAATGATAGGGTGGAGGATGTTGGAATTATAGAGGACCTGCTTTTTGAGTCGGTAGCTGGTCAAGAGCTAATCAACATAGCAAGACATGATATGGTTAATGGTCAAACAGTTGCCTATAGGCCAATTAAAAATTTATCTGCAATAGCAATTCAGTACTCTCCTCAAAATCTTTTATCCTTGCAAAACCCAAGCACTACGTACTTTAACAGCTTCCCTATCAAGCTCGAGAGCAAGATTCCAGAGGGAGACACTCAGAATGTAATATATATCGAAGAGGGGACTGGAGATCTTATCATTAATCTAATAAACATGGAAGCAGATGAAAGAGTAGAAGTCCAGGTTCTGACATCTGGAGACATTTTAAATGATACAATATATTAAGGACTAATATGATTACTACAACTGGAAAAAACATTTTATCAAAATATTTGATTGGCCAAGCACCAGCTTATGCCTCTTACATTGCCGCAGGCTGTGGTCCATCAGCTCAGCTATCGACCGCAAGTGGGCTAGACTACTCTGCAAAAAAGTCCTTAGACTTTGAAATGTTTAGAGCACCAATAATTTCAAGAGGGTATGTAACCGAAAATGGTGTGACAGAAATTGTTTTAACTGCCGAGGTGCCTACGGAAGAACGCTACGAGATAACAGAAGTAGGAGTCTATTCAGCAGGAGCAAACCCCTCAGCTGGTGCTAATGATAGTAGAGTTCTTTATTCATTTGCCCAAACAGAGAACTGGGAATACCATGTTCTTGGATCAGCAACAGCTATACCTACTATTGATAGGCCACTAGATAATAACGATGAAGCTACCCAGGGCGAGATCGTGGATGGAGGAAGCGTTGCTTTCTTCGTTAATGCTGACAATTCTTTATTTGAAAACAATGCTTCTAGGATAAGCAGGAACGAAAGATGTCGATTCCTAAATAACATGGTTGTTATTCGGGGAGACATGTCTGAGATATCTAAGGTAGGTGACGAGTTAGTGCCAGCAACAAACACCCCACATATTCACCTGACAGGCACCTCAATTAACTTAGATAAAAATTCAGCTAATGATGAAATTAGACTGGCATTCTCTGTAATGAACAAGCTTAATGATACATCAACACCAGATACCGTTCGTGTGATCTTGGAGTTTACCTCAGAAGACGCCAACACCGATGCAAGGCAGTATGCAATGTTGCAGTCAGAGATTTTTGCTAGTGACCTAACAAGTAATCGATATATTGTAAAGAGTTCAACTCTACAGGATTTAGTAAAGAGTGCTGAGTTTAGCTGGGGATCAATCTCGATCATAAAGGTATATGTATCAGTGCTTGATTCCGCAGGAGATCCAGATCCAAATTTCTATGTAGCAATAGATGCTGCAAGATTTGAGAACACAAATACAATCAATGCCCTATACGGTCTTACAGGATATTCGGTGGTAAAGACTTCAAACGCACTGCCGATTGTAAAAGACTCAAACACCGCTAACTTAGTAGAATTTAGATTTGCAATGGATGTTCTGTAATGGCAACTATTAAAAAGGTTAGGATAGCAAAAGGAACTCTGCCACCAGTGACCGTTCCAACTGGCAACTCATTCTCCCTGACATCAGCAGTTAGCAAGCCAAACCTTGAAACTGGTGCCAGGGTTTACGAGTATACGTCTTCTCAGAATCATGGGTTGTCTGCAGGGGATGCCATAGAAATATCTGGCATAGACCCAGAAATCTTTAATGCAACTAACGTCATTGTGTACTCCACACCTACAACAAATACATTTCAAATACTGGGGCCATCAACATCAAGCACTTATGTTTCTGGCGGTGAAGTAACTGCAACTTATGGAAACTACATTGTAAGGTATAGAATTGTCTCTGAAGACAGAAACAGGCTTTCACACTGGTCACCACAGCATGTGCTATCGCCAGTATCTAGGGCATCTGTAGATGATGAAGGCATATTCGTTCAGGCAGCAAACGGAACATTATCTGCAACATGGGATGTGCCAGCTAATTCCACGCTACAAGACTTTGACGTCTACGTTGCTTGGGGTGCTGGGGTTACTCAAGTAGATGTAAACGAGGGCGTGGGCAGTTATACATATCAGGCAACTGTATCTGGAAACTTTTTCTCAATGCCTATACCAAACGTCGGATATACAAGAGTCTCTGTTTCAATTCAAACAAGAACATACCCACGTAAGTATTGGCCAGAAATTGTTTTTGCCAAATCAAGTGTTTTAGAGATCTAGTTATGGTATAATTGATCTTACTATGGCAAGAATTCCAGTACCTGAGCGTGGTCAACCACTAGACCTATCATACATATATCAGCTAGCTTCGGCAGTAAATGATCTATCTGATGAGATGTCAACTAACTCATACAACTATCTGACTATTGATACCCCAACTGCTGGAAGGCAGAGCGTGAAGACTGCCGAGGGTAAGGTTATTGGGGGCTATGTAGAAGTAGCTACAAGCAGTACAGTAAGTGCTGGTAATGAGCAGGAGTTCTCTTACAACTTTGAAGATTTTAAGTATGCCCCAATTGTAACTGCAACACCAGTAAACGTTGGAAACACAGCAGCTGGTAAAGATGTTTCGGTCATTATCAAGTCAACCACCACATCTAGCGTAACTGGTGTGGTCAGATACAACACTGCTGGAGACTTGTCTTTGGCAGTAAACTTGATTATCATAGGCGTACCAACAAAGCTATAGGAATACGCCATGGCACCAAATCCAAAGCGTGGTTATAGAACTCGTGAAGAATATAATGAAGCCCCAATAATTCCTGGTAACAAAAAGGTATGGTTCTTAAACGGAGACTTAGTAAGATCACACCACATAAACCGTGCTAATGGCATTATGTCTGTATACAACATAATCAAAGACCAGATTGAAAGCTGTCTTATTAGTGACTTTAAAAGAAATCGTGAAAGAGCTTACACTGTGGGGGAAACAGCAGACCTCGTAAATAGGCATAAGAAGTATATGCCCAGTCTTATGAAGCGTGGAGAGATTCCTCATCCAACTGGATCTCAAAAAGGCGGAGAAACTGGTTGGCAAGTAAGAAGTTATTATTCTGAGTCGCAGGTTAGAGAAATTCGTGATATACTAGCATCCTACTCTATGGGAAGACCCCGTGGAGATAAGTTAATAACTAATAATATAACTCCTTCAACTCAAGAGTTGACAAGACGTATGGGTGATGGTATACTGACTTATACAAGAACAGAAGACGGCAGATTCATTCCGGTGTGGGGCGAATCAATTTAATGAGAGATAATGGG